TCATTATCATATTATAACCTCCTTAATGACATAACAGAACTAACTATGTTTGAAACAATAATAACTGGAATAATGACTTCTTGGACCTTTTCTCTCTGATCATCAGTCATATCCTTGCCCCACTCAGATGGACTTGTTATTTTTTCTAAATCAATATCTGTAAATACCGCTGAAATTGCACCTACTGGATCTGATAGTAATTTTTCTGCCTGAACTTCTGTTACTGCGTCTGCTAATGTATAAGGCATTGTGGCATCAAGATTTTCATTTGCCCTAGCACCAAACTCTTCTAGTGCTTCTGCTACCGCTTCATTTGATTTAGCAATTTCTGCTACCTTTGCTACTTCGCTAGATTTAATACCTAAAGTTGATGCTACTGCAGCCTTCTGTTCTGGACTTAATGTTGCAAGAGTTTGACTACTTGTAAGATCAGCAAGTAATCTTGACATGTCTTCAAATACTTCTGCATTTTCTGTTTTATCTGGAACTGGAATTACAATATCTTCATCTGGAAACCTAGGATCTTCTGGTGTAACTATTTCTGGTTCAACTATAACTATTTCTGGTTCTGTGGTAATATCAGGAGATGGTTCTGGAGAAGGTTCAATTGGAGATGGCTCAGGTGATGGCTCTGGAGTTGGATCTATATCCGTTGGCTGAGGTGAAGGCTCTGGTGAAGGCTCAACAGTGGGCGATGGCTCAGGGGTTGGAGTTGGCTCTGGTTCAGAAGTTGTTTCAGGCGTTGGAGTTGGAGTGGGATCGACTGGCTGTGTTTGCTCAGGCGATGGCTCAGGAGTTGGGTCTTGATTTTGTAAAGATGCAATAGCATTAGCAATTAAGTTAGCAGTAACACGCATTTCTTCTTGAACTGCAATTTGTTCTTGTGTTGGTCCAACTACAACTGGCTCTGGTGCTAATGTTGGTGTAACGGATCCTGGTTGTATTTGTGTTGCTCCCCATGCCTCTAATGAAACAATAGAACCATCATGTAATCTAACACCAGTTCTTAAGTTACTATATTCTGGACCCTGATAACTATATGCTACAGATATTCCACCAGTATTTGTAATTGCTATAAGAATATTAATATTACTTACTGGTGCATTCCAGTTTCCAAATGGTATTACTTCAAGATCTAACTGAAACCCACCTTCAGAATAAGATATATTTAAAGTATCTTGTGCAGCATACCACCCTGAAACCCAGTCCATAGAATATAAAGAAATAGAAGGGGTAGATGGATAAGTATGAAATGTATTGTCTGGATTACCAAATGTAATTACTGAGTTAGTTGTAGCATAAATATTTGAATATTGAACACCATCAAATGTAATTGTTGTTGCTATTGGTATTTGATAAGAGGTATCGTCTCCGCCACAGGTGTCCATTGTATGGACTGTAGGCTCAGTATCTCCTTCATAGGCTGCTGCTATGGTCTGAGATTGAATATAGTTAACACATTCTGCATAAGCGTTATATGGAAAACCAATGCTTGCAAATAAAACTCCCACCACTGCAATTATGCGTAGGAATTTGGTTATTTTATACTCCTATTTAATTATATAGATAAGCATATTATATCATGACAAAAGAAAAAGGCGCAGATTGCTCTGCGCCCTAGTCTTAAATAGTTAATTACTTAACTAGTGTGACCTTTGCTTTTGGATTTTTTGCATTCCACTTTTTAGCAAGATCATTAAATGCTTTCTTAATTGCAGCAAGTGCAGCAGCATTATCTGCTTTCAACTTTGCAATTTCTGCATCTTTAGCAGCAACTGCATCAGCAAGTGCCTTATCAGCAGCAGCCTTAGCAGCAGCAGCATCTGTTACTGCCTTAGCAGCAGCAGTTGCAGCATCAGCCTTAGCCTTTACCAAATCTGCAGCAGCAGTCAAAGCAGCAGCATCAGCAGTTACTTTAGCAGCAGCAAGGGCTGCATCAGCAGCAACCTTATCAGCAGCACGTCCAGCCTTTTCGGTTGCAAGTGCAGCCTGTGCAGCAGCGAGTTCTGCAGCAAGATCACGGACAGCAATGTTCTTTGCAACAGATGAGGTAACGGTATTGAAACCAGTTACAGCAGTTGCAAGATCAGATGCGGTTGTGACTGAGAAAATAACAGCAGCCGAACCAGTAGTTGGAAGTGTTACCTTAAAATCACGTGTACCAAAATCTGTTAGACCTACGCCAGTTGTAGCAGTTGTAGTATCAAGAGTTCCGTTAGCAACTACTGCGGTAATTGACTTTCCAGAAACTTTGTTACCAAATACGTCTTTGGCAGTTACTGTCAAAGTTACTTGTGTTCCAGAAGCGCCAACATCAAGACCTGATACCGAAATATCATTAATCTTTCCTACAGCACCTTGTACATAATAAACTTTTGTTTCACCTTGATTTGTAATAGAAACTGTTCCTACTGCAGTAGTCTTTGTAAATACAAAGAATGTAGCAGTTGTGCCAGTTCCTGTTGCAATTGTTGATGATGCAGAACCGCTAGATGCGGTTACTGGTGCAGCAGCAGTTGCTGTTGCAAGAATAATTGATGCGTTTGTTGCGGACACAGTAACTGCTGTTCCTGTATCTACAGTAACAACAAACTTGAGGGCATCGGCAGCATCTACAGAGTTATCTGCTGGAACTGGAAGTTCTACAGCAGTAGTTGTAGCGGTGCCTGCAGTTGACGGTGCAGAACCATTGACTGTCAAAGCAACAGACATTGGTGCAGCATGAGCCGAAGGAACTGCGAATACCGAGCCAGTAAGGGCTGCAGCCAATACAAGCGCAATCTTCTTAAATGAATTCATTTTTCTCCTTGTTTTCTTTTATATTAGTTTATATTTGTTAAGGTAATCCTCAACATCGTCAGGGATTTCCTCAGTATCTAATTCTACCATAGCCCTTTGCTTTTCTGCAAGTCGGCTGGCAGAACTCCAAGTATGAACCTCAATCTCTAGATTAGAGTCCTTACTTGTATGCGAAATTGCACCGAATACCGCCCCACAAACGGCATCCGCCAAGTCCTTTGACTTCTTTCTTGGGTGATCCACACGATTATTTTTCATAATCTTTAGTTCACTCATTTCTTCTAGAAGCAATGGAATCATAGGCATTGCAATTCTTTCTTCATAAATCATCATAGCAAGGTCTTCATAATGTTTCTTAGCAACAGAAACAGTATCAGTTCTAATTCCTACCGCCTTTAATTCCTGTTGAATATCAAAGGACTGCCAGCGGTCAAATGAAACTAAACCAATATTGAAACCTTCTCTACGAAGATTAATTATCCACTTTTTAACCTCAGAGAGATCAACTGGACCCTCTACCTTCGGTTCCCACCAGGCAACAGCATCAACGACAACAATAGGTGCAACCTGCTCGTAATCTTTAATTACTTGAATGTTCACCCATCGTTCAACATGTGCAATCGCAACTGCACACTTATCGTGCTTCTGTGCCAAGTCAGCATGAATATAATATACTTTATCAGGGTCTGGCTTAAATGTCAAATCAAATCTTCTATGACTATCTACTGGATTTCTCATAGTCATACATTTTTCTAATTTATCTTTTTGCTTAAAGAATGAATCAGATGAATATGTTGGGGTACATAGAAAACGCATCATTGCATCTCCTAAATCTGTTAGAAATGCAATCTTAAAATCATCAATCTTTCTAGTAGGATTTACTTCCCATGTAGGTCTTTTAAGGGCAAACATTCTAGGATATTTATAGGATAATATGTGATCTTCTTCCCAGACTATTTCAAACTCATTGTCTGGTCCTTCTGGTAATTCCTCATTAATAACAAACTTATGTCGTCTTTCTATTACTTCTTTGTCCATAATTACATCTTCATACCGCTTTGAAATGAAGTCGCCGTTGTAGCGGGGAAATGAAAGAAGAACTACTTTACCTAAATCAGGAAAACGAGAATCTACAGTACCTCTAAATGCTTTATATATATTGTCAGCAGTTTTACCTTGATCATTTCCTGTTCCTACTTCTGTAGCAAATCCAGAAATTTCATCAAGTACCGCCATAAATAGGTTAAGACCTTCATGTGATTCACGCTCAGAATGTCCTGAGTAAACAGTGATAGATTTATTAAAGCCAATAGAGTTTACTTTTGGATCATATTTTCCACCAAACCATGGAGATTTTTCAATCTTAGTTTTAAATCCTTTGAAGAAAACATTTTTAGCCTGCTCTGCGTTAATAGCAACGTTGATAATATCAATAGCATCACCAGACGGTTTACCATAATATCTAGCAGGATCTTTTAGGCATAGCAGTTTATATACAACATATGCACAGGCTACAGTAGATACAAAGTCTTTTCCGCTGCCCTTGCCTAATTGCAAAATAATTTCATTTTTAGTATATTTAGAATAGTGTTTGTCGCCAGCGTCCGTGCCCATAAGCAAATGTAAATCTTCTTTACGATAGATCTGGCTCATTGCCTCAACAATGTCATACTGAATTTGAGATAGCGGTGGCTGACCCAAGTAATCTGGAGACTCAACAAACGTCTTTACATCAACTGGGTTTTCCTCAAATGGATTATCCTGAAGTGCTTCAAGAAAATCATTGAACATTGTGGACAATTGTAACTACCTCTCCCTCTCTTGCAATAGAAGATAGTCTTTGCATAATAAGATCACGAACTTCTGGATGTGTAGAAGCAATATCACGAAGGATACCAACAAGAACTTCTTGTCGTTTTTCTATCTCAACCATTTCTTCTGCAAGTTCCTTGTTCTCAAGTAATCCTGCTTTCTGCAACATATCAATACGACGACCTTCAATATCCATAACTAGTTTAATTGCTGCCGTCTTTGCATTTAGATTGGCGGTTGTAGTTGCATCTTCAATAACTTCGTATGCCTGCTGAATTAGTTTAGTATAGTGTGCGTCAGCACTAACAAGCGCATCTTTAGCACGAGCACGAATAGCATCATTGGCAGAAGCCATGGCTTTCCACTCATTTAGATGAGCAACAACTCTTGTTCGTGGAAGATCTAGTGTTTTAGAAATCTTAGTGGGATCATTTCCTTTAAGATATTCTTCTACAACTCGATTTACCTCATCAAGGTGTTTTACGATTTCTATTTCTGCGTTTGTCATATTTGCCTTCTAGTCTATTGATTTCATCTTGAATATAAAAGATTGCTTTCTTTAAATCTTCAATATGCTTAGATTCATCTTTAATACCAGCCCTTCAGAGATACTTTATTGCGTTACCGATATTAAAGTTTCTGTGTCTAGTAATTTCAATTGCCTCTACCCCACTTGGATCTGTGGTGTAATGGTATGGATGGTTGACTTGATCAACCTTAATAATAAATTTTTCTTTATCGTTCATCGTTTTGACTTTCTTAATCCGAATTTAGCAAGGTACACATAGATAGTTTCCACGCTTACCCCACATTCTTTTGCTATATCTTCTGGACTTTTTCTATCCATATGATATCTTTTCTTAAGCCATATCTCATTAGTATACATCTTTGACATAATTATTTCAACCTCAAATTCCAGGGCACTGATTCAGGCCCTGCTTCTATCTGGCTATGTAAGTCTTCCTCATATCGTCTTTTCATATCATAATACATAGAAGGCTTTACTTCTCTTAATTTAGGCTTTATATTGTATAAAATGTCACCAGTTGCTTCATCAATGCCCGCAAACTCTATGGCATTCTGCAATAAAAGATGCTCTATCAAAGCCTCTCTTTGTAATGAATCTGACTTCATGATACTGCTTTCTCCCAATTATTTATAGCCCAATGCCCAATACCAGCGGCATCTGCTACATCATAGTCCTCAATATTTTTATCATATGCTACTTCTAATAGTTTTATAGTTCTACGCTTTCTAAAGTCACGCTCATATGATTTATACCAAGATAATGACTTACCAGGATTAGCACTTCTAACCTGTAACTGTTCTTCTTTGGTTAGTTTCTTGTTACCAAGATAACTTTGCCATGTTATAGGTGACACTCTTCCGATTATTGATATACCTGCAAGACCTGCACCACCCAGTATTGCCCCCTGAACCAATGCAAGATCTGCTGCAGTTTTGGGGGAATTCATAAAAACAGTATGCTCAATAACAATAGCATTAATCATATTATAATGATCAAACAAAGCCTTAGTCTTAGCAGTAGCATCTATAACTTTTTGATAGATATTATCACCTTCAAAATTTATTTTGCCATATCCTGTTAGATTTTTATAGGTATAAAAAGCAAAAGCAAGACTATTGGTACTAGCATCAATAGCACAAATGTGGCTTGGTTGATCAGTCTTGCTCATACTCAAAATATCCTTTAACTTGTTTTAACATTTTTTCTACTGATTTCTGACTAACATTACAGTTAGCACAAAATCCAGAGTCGTTATATATGGAAAGTTGTTGACCACATCCGCCAAGACACCTACGAATTTTACCCTTACGTTTTTGTCTACGGGTAATCTGATATCTTTCAGCAATCTTGTCTTTAGTGGCTAGATCCCTACAGTTTTCGCTACAGTAAATTTGATAAGTTACTTTTGGCTTAAACTTGGTATCACACCTTTCACATTGTTTCACTCAGTTCCTCCAGCGGTTCTATCTTAATTGTTCCCGCCTCAGCCTTGAAACAGTCTGTCTTTAAGGCACAGCCCTTACAAATCTTTGAATTAGATCTGTATGGTTTCATTGGCAAATTCTTTTCTTTCCAAGCATCTTTGACTACTTCCATCCAGTCAAAGGTTGTATTAATCCATTTCTTGTATGTTTCATTAGCCTCTATTGGGAAGGCAAGAAGTTCATGGGTATTCTTGTTTTCATAAAGAATTACACCCTTGGCTTTCTTTAATACCTTCATGTATAGAAGTAATTGTTCTACGTGTCCAGTCTTAGGCTGTCCAACATTCTTTCTATATTCAAATGCTTCATTATTAGATGTTTTTAGTTCAAGAACATAGTCATCATTTTTCCAATTAACCATACCGTCACAAAAACCACCAAGCAAAAGTGTTCCGTCTTTGCCATTATGAGATATTTCAAACTCAATATCAACAGCAATACCAGAATTCTTTAGTGCCATTCCCAGGATTCTCTCATGGGACTTTACACCATTCTTCATATTTGCTATGCTAAAAGCAGTTGAATTATCTTCAAAGTTTGCACCCTCAAAAGCAAGATACCAATATCTTGGGCACTTGCCTTCTCCATATGCTAGTTTTGATGGAATAAATTTTTTCTTAACTTGAAATCTAGTTTCAAGATTTGCCGTATACCCCTTGTTAATTGTTTCAACAAAGCCAGCAGCATCAAATGAGTCCTCACCCTCTGCAGGCTTGACCATCATTTGTTTTATTAAGTTCTTTGTCATTGTTATCCTTTTTTATCTATTATATCAGTTAGCGCATTATGTACTTAAGTGCCGAAACTAGATCGTTGATTGATTCTGCTGCTGTGTAATAAATGTTTTTCTTGCCCCTGTCTGACTTATCAACATTAGTCATCCAAGTAGCCCTAAACGCCATCTTTGCTGCTATAGCCTGTAATCTTACAATCTCTAGGCTTGCCACCTGCGGTGGGATATCTGGCTTTACAATAAGTTTAGCAATCATTGTAAGCGCAGTAGTTAGTTCTTCATCTTTCATATAATCAGCGATTTCACTAAGACCATTTATCATATCAATAGTGGTCTTAGCGGGTTCATTCTGTTCCGCCATTTTTAGCCTCCCATGTTAATTGATCTAATAAGTCAAACTCTATAATTGCAAGACGGGTCTTTTTATTACCCTCACCAAGAATAACAACTATGGCTGGCGACTTATCATTACCTGCCTTAATTGAATCTGTAACTGCCTTTGCCCATACATCTTGATTAATGTTAAAAGACTTGGCAGACTCCTTAAAGTCAACAACAAAATTTCTCCATGTCGCATCACCCTTCTTAGTATTGCGTCCAGAGTTCTTATGTTGTTTAGCCCCTATCCTCTTGCTCTCTGCTCTTTCGCTCATAATCCTTCTTTGTCATTTTTAGATTTGCTTTAGATAAATGTTTTTTACTACACATCCATGTTAGTTCTAAAGTTTCTCGCCATATTCGCAAAGATGTAACTTCCTCTTTACAGGTATGACAAGGAAATTTTCCTTCAAAGACTGCAAACTTTGACTCAGCCATTTAATAGTTTGGCCTTGAGTGAATCTTGCAAGTCCAAGTCCTCTCTTACTCTAGCAATAAGTCCGTCTCTTCCTTGCACCTTTGTGCCATCTTCTAACTGGTACCACGCACCAGTTCTATTAATATGACCACTAAGTTCAGCGGTATCCACAAGGTCGCCAATAGCATCAACGCCAAGAAGATCACCTCTAAAATAGAAATCATATTCACCACTTTGGAAGGCAGGCGAAGTTTTAGAGAACTGTAGTTCCCAGCGAACTTTACGACCAATCTTTTCCTCAATGAGTTTATCTCCAACATGTATCTTCCCCTTGATCGCCTGATTATCTGATTCAGACGAAAACAACTTAATCACGGTAGACGAATAAAACTTTGTAGCCTGTCCACCTGTAGGCTGTTGACTGGTATACATAGCATTGATATTATTTCTTGATTGACTTATCAATACAAACAATGTTGGCTTTACCTTATTATTTGCATAATTAATCATCTTCCATGCGTTGCTAAAGTCACGAGACTCTGCACCAATTTGTTTTGTATTCTCTAGTTGCTTTAGTTCAGCAGAATCTTTCTCAAAATAAATAGCAGGAAGAAGAGATGTAATACTATCAACAACTACTAAATCTACTCCAGCCTCCATTAAATTTACACCAACATCAACCATTTCGTTAATAGTTCTTGCCTGAGAGACAATAAGTTTTGATGTATCTACCCCAAGTTTTTCTGCCCATGTTTTATCGTAGGACATTTCTGCATCAATCCAAGCACAAACCTTGCCTTCTTTTTGTGCTAGAGCAATCATCTGTAAACATAGTGAAGACTTAGCACTTGACTTACTACCCCAGATCAATACCTGCCTACCGTATGGCAACCCACCGTTTAATGCACGGTTGAGTCCAAAACTAGGAGTTGCTGCATATTCTGTCTTTGGCACTTCGTCCCCAACAAGAATATTTTTTCTTAGTTTAGGATTTAGTTGTGCTAATACTTCTTCAATTGTTACAGTCATTAGAATCTTACCCCATGCTTCTTTGGTCTATGTGTATTACGTTCCATCTTTTCTTTAATAGCATAGTCTATTGACTTTGTTACATACCCTGCTTCTACCATGCCAGCATAGAGATCTAGTGTACGAATAATAATATCTGCAAACTCATCTGATATTTGTTCTGGATCCATCTCTTTACGAACTGCTTCCATAGCCTCTGACACTTCAGATACAATCATCATCATCTGCTTTGCTAGGAAAATTGGGTCTGCAGTTCTATCCCAAAACCCTTTATCTACTGCATTCTTATGTATTTCTTCTGCTAACTCATCAAACATTTATTACATCCTCCATTATTACTGTTCCGTCCTTTGTTTTACCAAACTCAAACTTATAAACATTTCCAGCCTCTACATTCATATATGCTTTAGGAAATGCTGTAGGAAATACTGTGACTGCGTGTAATTCTCTGCTGGCATCTGCCAAAGTAAGAGATGCCATTTTCTTGCCTGCCTTTGTTACTCTTGGCTTGAATGAAACAACAAACATTTCATCATCTTTGTATGGCAACATCTTATAGTTTAAGAATTTTACTAGTGCGTCTTTGGATTCTTTTATTTCATCCACAGGGACTGCAGATACAACCCGATTATCATTTGCAAGAACAATATAAGAACGACCAGCCTCAATAACGGTATTTTCTTCATCAAATATACCCACGCTTCCAGTTTTGTCTAACAACTCTACCCTTGACCATCCTTTTGATCTCTTAATCGATTTTACCATACCCATTAATATGAATGCACCCTTTTCTTCATATTCTTCAATATCATTTATGTAAGCATAATAATGTTGTGGTATTGAGATATTAAACTCAGGAAGGTTAAGATACTCGTATAAGTTTTCCTTAACCTTCGCTGCATCGGCTGGGTTGTCTGGGAATGTAAGTGCACCTATAGAATTCATTGCTTGAAGTGCACGACTATTTACTCCGTTTCCTTTTGTAAAGGTAAACTCTTCAACTTCTGCAAAAGACTTAAAAGGTCGTGCCTGTATATATCGTTCTGCAATCTTATCAGAGATAAACTTGATCGCCGAGAGTCCAAACCGAATACCCTTACCCTCAATCTTAAAGTCAATATCCGAATCGTTAATGTGAGGTAGTTTAATGCTAATCCCCATTCTTTTCGCTTCAATAAGATATTCAGTTCGTGCATCTTTGTCCTTTTCATTTTTTAGAAGTGCAAACATAAACTCAATTGGATAATGATGTTTTAACCATGCCGTCCAATACGAGAGCGTAGAATAAGCAACCGCATGAGATTTGTTGAACGAATATCCCGCATGTGCTTCAAAGTCATGCCATAAATCAAGAGCATCGTTAGGAGCAATATACTTAGAAGCGCCTTTAATAAATTGGTCTTTGAAAACATCGAACTCTCTTGCATCTTTCTTCTTACCAATAATTTTACGAACCTTGTCAGCCTCAGCCATTGTCATACCGCCAAGTTGAACGCAAGCCTGCATAACCTGTTCCTGATATAGAATACACCCATATGTTTCTTCAGTAAATGGCTTTAGAATCTGGTGCAAATAATTAATATTTTGACGACCATGCTTACGAGCAATATAATCTTTACCAATTGTATTCATAGCACCTGGACGAACAAGAGCGTTAGAAGCAGCAAGTTCTGATAGGTTCTTTACGCCCATCTTAACTAGAAGGTTTGTATATGGCGTGGCTTCACACTGGAACACACCCTTTGTGTATCCATCAGAAAGCATCTGATAAACATTTTTATCATTCATATCAACAGTAAGCAAATCTATTTTCTTGCCATGTCTTTCCTCAATAATATCAAGAGTATCTTTAAGAACACTAAGAGTCTTTAGACCAAGAGCATCTATCTTAATTAGACCAATACGTTCTGCTTCTTCCATATCTACCGCCACAACTGGGATACGATCATCCGCTCCAGTGACATTACGAGTTTCCATAGGCGCATACTTAAAGATTGGTTCTTTACTTGTAACAACACCTGCAGCATGAATACCAGTTCCACGAATACGACCACGTAATTGATCTCCATACATTACAACCTCTGGATACTTATCACGGAACCAAGAAGAGTTTTTAGATGTACAGAAATCATCCCAAGTGTCAACAGTCTTTAATACTTTATTAACATCTGCAAGTGGTATGTTCAGTGCTCTTGAAACATCTCGCACAACACCCTTGTCTTTGAATTCTAAGAATGTTGCAATAGAAGCAACATGTCGATACTGCCTAACCAAATAATCTTTTACTTCATCACGGCGTGAATCTTGAATATCTGAGTCAATATCTGGAAAGTCATTACGCTCAGGATTAATGAAGCGGAAGAACAAAAGTCCGTGCTCAATTGGATCAATGTCAGTAATACCTATTGCATAACAAAGTAAGGAACCAGCAGAAGATCCACGACCTGGACCAACCATGATGCCCTCCTTCTTTGCCCAGTTAAGCATATTACGAACAACCAAGAAGTATGGAGCAAAATTCTTTTGATTAATAATTTCTAATTCTTCGTCAAGACGATCTAAATATTCTTGATTTGTATCAAGTCCACGCTCTTTAAGTCCTTCAATAGCAAGTTTGTGTAACTCATCACCTGGCTGTCGGTATTGTACTGGAAGCAAGTTAAGTCCAGAACGAATATCATAATCTTCTACCTTGTTACAAATTTCAAGGGTAGACTCAAACATTTCTTCATTATCAATTCCATGTTTAGCCATTGCATCTTTCATTTCCTGATAGGAAAGAAGATGAATGTCAAAGGACTGGAATGACATTTGACGATCTGCTCCATAAAGATAATTAAGTCTATCTATCATATCTTTATGCTTTTTAGATTTTTCATATGTAACATCTTTTTGTAATTTTGCATGGGTATTCAAGATAAGCATAAGTTCTTGAATTTCTTTTTGACTACTATCAGAGTGATGGCAGTCTGGTGTAACTACTAGTTTTACTCCCATAGATTTAGCCAAATCTACAAGACCTTTATTTACCTTCTCAGAATTATGTGGCATTACTTCAATATAGTAATCATCGCCAAAGGTTTCTTTAAACCATGTGACATGCTTTTTAGCAACTGCTAGTTCATCTAGTTCTACCGCTTTTGCTATCCAGCCACTTAAGCAGGCTGATGTAACAATAATTCCTTCTTTATATTTTGCAAGTGTTTCAAAATCAAATCTTGGCTTACTAAAAAATCCTTCAGTCCAAGCAATCTCATTAATCTTATTAAGATTTTCTAAACCTTGTTGGTTCTTGGCGAGAAGAACAATATGATGATAATTTAGATCAAGAGGATCAGTACGTTCTGCCTTTGCTCTCTTGTCTGACATATCTCTTGTCATATATCCTTCTACGCCAAGAATAGGCTTGATACCCGCTTCTTTTGCAAGACGATACATCTCACGGTGTCCAGATAGTGTTCCGTGATCTGTTATTGCAATTCCTGGCATACCCAGTTCAACTGCTCTATTTACATATTCTTGCGGAGTAGCCACACCATCCATTAGAGAATAATGGGTGTGGACATGAAGCCCAACGTAATTCATCTATTACCAATCAATATTGGTTGCAGTTGTTGATGGAGTATCAAATCCAAAGTAGAAAGCCTCTTGCTCTGGATATGGAACTTCACGAACTACCTTTTCAAGATTGAAGTACTCTTTACCTTCCCACTTGTATGGTTCAGTATCAGGAGTTGATGGAATAAGTGTGTAATTGGTTTCAGTACCCTGGCCATTACGCTTTAGTTTCCACATTAGGTTTGAGATGCTACCAGTTTCTAGAGCATACTCACGAATTGTATTGAATGCAGACTGCTTGCTAATACCTTGTGACCATACTGCAATATATGGTTCTTCTGTACCGTCATCTACAAGTACATTGGTATAAAAGCGAAGACGTGCTCTCCAGCCACTCTTTGGCTCTTTACGTGCCATTTCGCAGCCAAAGCAACGACCCTCAGATTCCTGAGTACATGCAGCCTTGCGCTTATAGTCTTTTGGATTTGTGTGTTCTGAAACTACAACAGCAAGACCACGATCTTCGTTATAATTTGCAGAGTCTGAGTCAAGTTCGTTTACAAAACGAATCTTTGCTGATTGTCCATCGGAAAGTTTTACCCAACGAACCTTTGTTCCTGTGCTTTCATATTTTGGCTTCTCAACTAATGCGTTGATGTTTTTAAGCCCTTTTACTATAGTCATGTTTCTCCTTATATAAGTTTTTCTATTTTAACATAGCAATGATAGAATTGTCAAATGAATATTCAAGTTTTCTAATAGCATCATCATCCATATCGCCTATATCTTTATATTGTTTATCTAATTTGATTACTGTTATTAGTGACCCTAGTTTCTCAGTTAGGCGGTCAGCCATAATTGAGCCTGCTTCATCATTGTCTGCTACAA